TGGGACTAAATTCTTGAATCTTTTCTCATAGAGGTCCATGAATTTATCGATCCTCTCAACGAAAGCTTCATCGTCTTCGGCAGTTAATTCTCTAGCATTTCCACTCCAAAAATCTTCTATCCATTTATGGACTCTCGTTCCGAGATCATTTGCAACGTCTGCCTTTCCTTGCCATTCGTCGAGAACAACCGAAACATCAACTCCTCTTTCTGCTGCTTTCTTCTTAGACCAATATTCCTTATCAAATGGGGTTTTAAATCTCTTGATGTAAGAAGTTACCGAGTCATATTTTATATCACTATAATGGTAAGTATGAGCTTCCTCTTCGAAGATAAAATTTGGATCTTTGAAAACAGAAAGTTTTTTGATTAAATCTTTCCTAATCGGTTTTAAATCCATATCTTATTTTCCAAATATAGACAAAATCCAATCCCAGTGATTAAATGCTAATACGATTAAAGAAATCTCGATAGCAAATCTTAGTATCCACAGAAGGGAAATTTGTCTAAACACAAAGGAATAAACAACCAAGAAAGACTCTTCATCTGTTCCTTCAACCGGGTTCATAAGTGGTGCAATAAGTTCCTGCAAGCTTAGCTTAGTTAAATATTCGTTGATTGGCTTAATTTGGTCAAACACGAATGAGGGTCTAGCATATTTAGGGAAATCAGGAGACTGCGTAACTTCAGGTGGAAGATTGAAGACAGTATAAATTCTGCCGAACCAATCTTTTCTGAGCCTTAGCCTACTCCATTCGGGGGAATCTAAAGATTCTTTTTTAATCACCTTTAAATATTCCCTATATAGACTTATTTCTTTTAATACTTTAAAAATTCTGAACATAAAAATTCTTTATAAATTTATAGATAGGATTACTTGTTTTCTTCCATCTTGAGACGAATTTTATTTCTAGCTCGTCTGATTCTAGTAGCAATAGATCTCTTTTTGATCCCGTATTTTTCTGCTATGTCTTTATATTTCATTCCATTGATTTCTCTATCTATCATAATGTCACGATAGAGAGAAGGGAGGGATCTAATTTCTTCAATGGCTGTTTCATACATGTCATCTATTGAATCTCCTTCATTAGCAAATTTCCAAAGGGGATCTTCCTCTATGGAATAAGAAGGATTCTTCTCCTCGTTCTTTGATGAAGAGTAGTCCAAGTCTTCCAAAGATAAATGAACATATTTCTTTCTAGTCTTTAGCAATAAAAGTGATTCGTTTCTAGCAATGTTATAGCACCACGTAGAAAAATTACCTCTTGAACTGTCATATTGATCTATCTTTTGCCAGACTTTGGCCATTGCATTTAGAAATGCATCTTCTGCTAGCTCCGGATCTTTTAAAATACCATAGCAGTGATTTAATACTCCGGGTTTAACTCTTTCGTAAAGGGATTTAAAACTTCTTTCATCTTTAGTCTCAATAAAATTGTTTGCAAGTACCTGAATGTTCTTCTCTTTCTTAATTTCTTTTTGCATTTCTCTGTATATTTTCTTAGTTTATAATTTTATAATTCTCCAATTCTAACAACTTCAATTCCCGCTTGAAATAAAAAGCTGAGAGATTCTGTTTTTCTGTAAAGATCTTTAAATACCACTCGTTTGATCCCCGATTGAATGATGAGCTTAGAACACTCAAAACAAGGGGAAGCTGTAATATAGACTGTGGATCCGTCCGAACTGTTTGTGCTCTTTGCCAATTTAGTAATTGCATTTGCTTCTGCATGAAGAACATACGGTAGTGTGGTATTACCATCATCTTCACACTTATTCGGAAACCCCGAGGGGCTTCCATTATAACCATCTGAAATGATGGATTTATTCTTAACCATTAAACATCCTACCTGCATTCTCTTGCAATGTGAATTTGTCCCCCAAATTTCTGCCATCTTAAGATAGACTAGATCAGTCTTCTGCGTCTTCTCGTCTAATTTGAGGGAGTCAATGGATTTTCCATATCGAAAACTCATATCTTCAGGAGAAGCTTTCCAGAAATTAGAAGATATCTTTTCTGGATCTCCAAAGGATATCTCTAAAAATTCTATTTTTTGTCGATCGTTTATAAACATTGTGTATTTGTTATTTCACTTTATAATGAAATATACGGACTAGTTTCTAACTTTTTGAAATTTATTTGAAATTTATTCTAGCATGCTAGACTTTGGTCTAAACGGTTTATTATCTTTTATTGTCAAAGGACCATTTAGTGTAGCGTTCATTGCGGAAAGAAGAGCTTTAATATCTTGTATGTCCTGAGGAGTGATCGTTCCCTCTGTAGATGCATTGGCAGAAGATGAAGTGGGTTTGGTTGAACTAGCAGAACTTGAGGTTGAACTAGCAGAAGATTCAGTTTTCGATCCCTCATTGGATTTAGACATTGGTGATGGGGTCTCAACTGGTGCAGATGGTTTAGGTTCCTCTGTTTTTTGTTGAGTCTGATCAGTTTTATTAGCAGGATTTTTTAAGCTTGCAGATTCTTTCTTCATGTCAGAGGATCCTTCTGCTTTAGTCTCTTCTGCTTTTTTCTTTCCTGTAAGAGTGTCAAAAGTAGACTTAAGCTTTGTCTTCATCCTATCAAATTTCTCCTCATACTTGGACTTTGCTTGTTCCCCAGATTTTTTGTCAGTCTCAGATCCCTTATCTTTAGTTCCAGATTCTCCAGTAGATTTTTCCGACGAAATCTTAGTAGGAGAAGATAATTTAGATTCCTCTTTTGACTCCTTAGAATCCTTTCCAGACGGGGTTTCTCCCTTGTCTTTATTAAAGAAGGATTTTACTTTGTCAAGTACGCTAAGCTTAGGTCCTTCTTTTTTCTCTTCCGGTTTTTTGTCGGATTTTCCTTTGTCTTCCTCTTTCTTACCAGAAATTCTTTCGGACAGTCTATCGAAAAATCCTTTACCCCCCTTATCAAGGTCTTTACCTTTTTCCTTTTCGGATTCTGATTTTTCCTTCTTATTTTTGAAAAGTTTAAGCGGGTTGAGATCAGAAATTTTAAATTTATTCTCTTCTTTCTTTTCTTCTGGCTTGGAATCCGTCTTTTCTGGTTCTTTTACCTTCTCTCTTTCTTTCAGCTTAGATAAATCAGAAACTTTAGAAGCTCCTTTCATGATCGTTTGTCGATCTACATTTATTCCTTTTTCTTGTAGCTTATTCTGTATAAGATCAACTCCTTTAAAATTAAAAGCAGCCTTTCCCGCAGCTTTTAAAAAGTCTAATGCAGAATTTTTCTTCTTGCCTTGTTCAGGTTTTTCTGGACTCTTTTGGGAATCCTTGGTTGAAGATGGAGTACTGGGGGTAGAATTTGTAGAAGTTCCTGTTGTTCCAGTACTCGAAGCAGAATTAGTAGTGCTACTAGTGTTTGAAGAAGCACCAGTATTTTTAGAAGACCCAGAATTTGAATTTCCCCCAGAAGATGCTGTACCCGATAATTTTTTAAGGATAGAGGAATTATTCGAATTACTTTCTTTAATCTCTTTGGTTAAAGAATCTATATTTCGAGTAAGATCTGATAATTGTTTAAGTAATTCCCTGGTAGAATCCATTCTGGACTTTTTTCTTTATATATCAGAAAAACACTATTTAGAAAAATTAAATAGCTCAATCTGTCCAGACTCGGACAATGCTTCTTTGTTTTCCTTCTCCACAGCATCATTGAGTTTATCAATCCAAATTTGATATTCGTAAAATGGAATAGACTCAATCCAATTAGGATCAAGACCATGTTCTTTCCACATTCTGAACTTCAAATCAAAGAAGTTCTCTAAAGATATCTGAAATAACGAAAAGAGATTTGAACCCTCCGGGAAAGGTTATGGGTGCGGTGACCTCGGCACCGCAGGTGGGACATTTGACATTAATATCTAATTCAGTCCCGATTTTTATAGTTTCACACAATTCATAATAGAGAGAAAATTCTTCCTTAGACCAGTCATCAGATTCTCTCATCCTCTGCATGATTTTTTTGTTATCAAGTCCTCTCCATTCATCAAAAATAAATGGGGCTATTTTAACAAAACTTTCTTCTAGATCTATACTTTTCCTTTCGCAATCAATAACAAATTCTGAAATTGCATCCATGACTCCGATAGAAGGAACCGACATCATAATCTCTTTTCCTATCTTCCTAACCGGAAATACAAAATTTCTCGATACAGGGGAATAGTATTTCATTACTCTCGGATCTATATCATAGGATGAAAGAACACCGGTTCTCAATTCTATCCCGTTGTTGATCGGGCAGACATTTTTATCTTTACATTGAGAATCCGGAGAAATAATAATCCTATTCTCGCCTTGCACAAACGTCAAATCTCGGATTGCCATAATTAGGAAAAATCTGTCTTCGTGCTTCAGATCTTTATATGAAACTACTCCTTCATTTGGAAAGTGCATTGTGCTACACTTACTAAGAATAAAGTTTAGCTTCTCGTCCAAGTCAATTAGATCATCCTCGTCAATCGTTGAAAAATGTCTGATCTCTTTAACTTCTGCAGATCTAATTGCTATTTTTGTTCCTTCAGGATAAAAAAATCCTCTAGAAGGAAGAACACTGAGTGGTAAGTTTTTCCAGCCAAATTCCAACCCAGGAGAAAATTCAGGTTGCGAAGGTCTTCTCGTTTCAACCTTTCCGAGTCCTAGTGTATCCTCAATTGGCGGAACGGGTGGTGTAGGTTTTACTGGAGGAGGAGTTTCCTGAATAACGGGTGGAACATTCACCGGAGGTGCATATAAAGGGGTTTGTCTTTTCTGTAAGTCTTCTGCAGATGGGACAGGATTAATAGGAGTTTCCGGAATGAAGGGATCATCATATACAATTCCTCCTTCCATTTCTTTTCTAGCTAGAATCTCTTCCGGAGAGAGACCCTTTAAAATTCCACTTTCGTTTGGATCCATAATTATTTACTTTATACATTATATACTCATCCACACAAAAAGACGAATATTCTGTTTTAGAATATTCGTCCTCAAAAATTTTCTTTAGTCTATTAGATGAACTGATCTTGCCAGTAGTCTGCCTTCCAGCTAGTAGCTAGGGTGTATAGAGTTTCTCCCGCATCGTAGTTTAGATCCATAGGATTCAAATCTGCAGTTAAGAAGCAGTTATTTAGGCTGATTCTTCTAAACACATCCCCTTGTTTATTGAAGATTGAAACCACGATAGATCCAACATAGTCTTTTTTTAGACCCATTGCACCAGTTAGTGGGTTGTAGATCAAATCCGCCCATTGCCTCATGATTTTATAAACAATCATGGAATTCTGTTCGTTCAAGTTCACCTCGAAATCTATGCTAAATGCAACAGAAGTATCTGAAGGAGCTCCTCCAGCATATCTTCTCTCTGCGAACTTATAAAACTGACTAGCCGCTCCTGCAGGCTGAATATCAACTGCAAGACCTGATATCTTCTTCACCTGCTGGGTTAGAATTCCTTCTCCTCTGAATCTAGTATTAGCTAAAGTAACACTAGCAG